CCTTCTGGGTCAGAGGCTGTACTTAGTGCATTAATAGTTTGTGATTTTATTTCCTTATCTCTTTCTATAGAAACTGATATTACCTGAGGGTTAACTACGGGAGGTTTATTCGATATCCTTTTAATATTAACAGTAACTTCTCCTACATTTTCTTCACCATTAGCATCAACTACTTTATAAGAGAAACTATCTGCAGCAGTACCTAAAGGTGCATTTTTGTTAGGACGGTAGCTAATAACACCGTTCTTATTTACTACTGCTGCAGTACCGAATTGAGGCTGTCTTTCTATACCTAAAAGTGTGAGTGTTACGTTATCTGGGATATTATCATTATCAAAGACGTTAATCTGTCTAGTAGAAGTTGTTGTTCCGATAATAGAAGCCTCTAAAGTATCTCCTTGAAGTACGTACCCTCCAGAACCTACTGAAATATTTACGTCGGGTAGAATAATGTCTGGGAATGGTGGGGGAGGTTCTGCTAAAGCTTCTAATGTAGCTTGGAATTGATCTTGTAGTTTTTGAGTATCGCCTGCATCAGCAATTTGAAGATCAATATTCTCTTGCTGTAATGTAAGAAGCTGGTCTCTTAAACTTGCTATTTCATCTAGGAGTGGTTGAATATCTTCTGTAGTTCTTTGGAATCCTACTAATTCTCCACTCTTTCGGACAAGGTATTCGTGAGAGCTAGAACCACCTCTGATGGGTATGCTTAAAAATAAGTTTTCGTATTCTTGAAAAAAGTCCTGTACGGTGAATTCGTCTACAGCTGCTTCAACTCCAAAAGTGGTAAATTCACGGCCCCCAACTACGCGGGAGAATTGATCTTTATTGTAAACGGTTTTTCTAAGATCAACCTTAGCCATTTCGTACTATCTTAAAGATATTTCTATTATCAACAACAGTAGTACTGCCGTCAAGGGTTGTTTTAATTAAAATTCTGTAATAACGTTCTGGTTCTAAACCGTTCATATAAACGTCAAAGTAAGGTCCAGTACTGTCGCAGCTAACTTTAGTATAGCTGGTGTCGAAATCTACTACCATCTCTTCTGTATGCTCGTCTCTCAGTCCCCAGTAGGTTGATTGTGGAAGAGCGTTATTAGTTAAATAAATTGAAGAAGTGGTAAATGTTCTAGTTGGATATGTGGGTTTAGCAAAAATTCTAAATCTCTGTTTACCTTCATCTACGTACTCGCCTTTATTGTTTTTAATATTGATTTGAGCTTCGCTAGTATTTAGTACTGAAAGACTGCCTGTACTGTAGGAGCTATCATCCCATTTAAAAGTTAAGGATGGTGGGTAGATTGTATTGGTATCTACACCAAAATACTTTAATGCTACTGAGGATGAAGTGTTAAATTCTAAACTACCGGGTAATTTAAGTATAAATCCGTTATTAGGTATGGAGGCGCTATAGTATAAATCTACTGCGTTAGTTACGTTTATACTAAGATCTAATTCAGAGTTAAGAGCAAAAGCTTGAACGGCTTCTAAGTTAGTTCCTGCTGAACCTGTGTACCAGGTGCCTCCACCTTCTTGTCCGGCCACATATGATCCAGTAGTATTAGCAGCAAAGCTTGAGGTAGTCCAAGGAGTAGCCTCTTCAGCTTTACGATAAGTCCAGCTAGTTCCTGATTTATTTATAGGAGTATCTCCAAATTTACCTACTCCGTTATCCCAGGATTCTGCAACAGGGTACGCATAAATACTGTGGCTTATAGGCAGTTCGTTAGCGGAAGCTAAATATAAATCTAGGTTAGATACCCAGGCGTTTGCCCCTACTGTATTATTAAGTGTAGATTGTATTTCAGTGGTAGAAAATTTTACAATAGCTCGACTAGTTCTACCTACGCCAGAAATATCTTTATATCCTGCAATTTCTATTACTTCGTCCTTTCCAGCGTTACCGGTAGGATATTCGCTATAAATAAAAGTATCTGATTCTGGAAAGATTTTAAATATTGCCATTTTTATAAAGTTGTAATTCTACCTTGAATGTCTGCTGTTGGATACTTTACCTCAAAAATACACGGATCTAAAGAAGGATAAACAATATTTCCTCTTGTAGCTCCCTCTACATCGTAAGCATATTGTGAATAAATTCTTCCGCCGATCGTGCCTGTTTTGTTGATAATTTTAATTTTTTGTACTGATTGGACGCCTTTAACCTTATCGAGTAGCGTAAAGATAGGAGAGAAGTTAATTGGTTGATTTATAGACCAATTTGATATATTAAAATACTCAATTAACCTATTTGTACAGTTTAATAGTACATCTCTTCCTATATAGTTAGGGAGAGGTAAAATTTCAAATTGTACTCCAATGTTAACTACGAAAGCATCTTTAATATTTACTGCATCAGTTATCATCGTGTACTGCGAGAGGTAGTTTTTTAAATTGTTCTTCAGTGAGGTAGATGCAGTTGTTAATTTTCCATTTATGTCTTGACTAAGTACGTATAAAGCAATAGCTAACGGATTATTATCTATTATTAAGTCTGCAGTACTATTAGTATTAGAAAGTTGATCTTGAGTTGCATATGCTTTAGATATAGAGCCAAACCTTGTAGGTAAGCTTAAGGATCTAATAGCATAATCCTTTAAAGATACTGCTCTGCCTTGTTCATTAAACGACCTTAGAGAATTTTGTCGTAACTCTTCTATAGAGTCTCCGTCTCTACCGCCGGCTGCAGGAATGGGGTTAGTTACTGAAAGTCTGCTCCGGAAGCCGATTGTATCTGGAGTTGTTAGTGCAGAAACAAAGGCGTTAATTGCACCAGCGGGTTCATTAGCTGCTACACCGCCACCTTTAAGATATTTTATGGTAAGAGTGGTTCCTGCTGGGGGTGCAAGTCCATAGGTTTGAGTGAATAAGAAGTTAGAAGGATCGTAGGCTACATCCAATTTGCTAATTCCTTGAGCGGTTCCCATGCCTACATTTAGAGGATTTGGGGTAATGTCGGAGTCGTCATCTCCTGTTATTCCTGAACCAAACTGTATTTGAAGCTGTCCGGAGGAATTAAACCTACTTACAAACCTTCTATTAGTTCTCAGTAGGGTAAGGTTGTTAGGTACTAATCCACTATCATCGCCTGTACTTGTTTCTTCTGTAAATAAAGTGTCCTGACCTAGAAACGGTACCTCATACCAGGTGTTACCACTATCGTCCGTAACGCTAAGAATGCCAATTATACTATCATCATCAATGGTAATGGTAGCAAATTTTTCTACAGTATCAAACGTTCTAGTAACGGTAACAACTTCAGAGGAAAAAGCTCTTCCTTTTTTTGTTAGTGTATATTCACTAGGGTTACCGCTTCCGTCAAAATCTGTTATAGTAACAACTGTAGGATCGTAAGAGCTTGAAAAATTAAAATCTACTGTTTTTTGCAACACAAATGGAGTAGCTGCTGCAGTAGAAGATACAAGAGTAGAGTTCTCTTCAACTTTACCAGCTTGAGTATAATTAGGTCTGTAATTACCTCCTCCTACGTCTACAACATCTACTGTGAGAGAAATATCTAATTCAGCTTCTGAGGCTGCGGTAACTTTAGGTCTGTAGCCCATCATATAAGCTAGTGTATATAAGTTACCGGGGTCCTTTGCGTGTTGTAAAAATGTTTCTTGTAACTGGGTATCCTGGTAAAATGAGAGTACGTCTCCGACATAGGATGCCATTTCGATAAACATCATACCTGGAGATGTAGGAGAGAAATCATTGTAAGTATCGGGAAAATAGTTTTTTGCAAACTCTATTAACTGTCCTCTGAAATCTCCAAATTCTCTATTAATGTATTTTATGTCTCTTTCTTGGGCCATTATTGTTCAATGTTTATTAAAATCTCATCCTCTATATCTGTTTCAGAAACTTGGTATTTAAGAAAGAATACAATCGAATTAGTATCTGGTTCGCTTTCAACATCTAGAGTACTTACTCTAATTCTAGGAAAGTATAGTTCAATTGTTGATAGTATTTCGTTTTTAAATCTTCTCAAAGAAGCTTCCGTTATATTTTCAAATAAAAATCCTCTTAAACCTGCCCCAAAATTAGGATTGAGAAATCTTTCTCCGGTTCCAGTAAGAAGTAAATTTATTAAATTAGTCTTTATAGCATCTTTTGACTGGTAGGTAGAGTTAAAAACTGCTTTTCCAGAAAATGGTAAAGAGACTCCAATAGCCTTTCTAGGCTGTAAATCTAATGGATCTATTCTCTTTACATTATAAGCCATTACCCGCCTACTTTAAATTGATCTTTTTGTAAAGCCTTGTTATAAACTGCTGCTGCTTTTCCTACAAAATCCAACTTACTAATATCGATACCGTGTTGGGGAGCGAAGGAGATGCTTGCTGGCTGGTTACTGCTTAAGCCAGAATTAAAATCATTCATTATTTGATTAAGACCCGTTACTTGTTCAGATACGTTATTAAATGATTTGAAGTCTTCTTGCGTCATAGATCTTTGAGTCATATTGAGCATTTCCACCATAGGATCACCATTTGACTTAAAGTTAGAATTATGCACCGATTTAGGAACTTGTTGTAAGTTGTTTTTAGGTTGAGATGCGGTATTTACAGCTTCGGTAAGAATTTCCTTAATTTCTTCTCTTACAGCTTCCCGTACTGCTTCTTTAATTATACTTTTTAATTGATTTGCTTTCATATTAATAAATATGGTTTACTTAAACTTGTGAATTATCTATTCTAAATTTAACTTCTCTCTTTAGAACATCTATTGAAGAGCTAAAAGATTTACTGCTTTCAAATTTTATAACTCCTTCCTTATTTTTAGCTATAGCTTGTCGTCTTGGTGCCCTAGTAAAGTCAGATTGTACCTGTACTATTTCAATAGCATAGGTCTCTCCATCGGGACCAAAGTATTGTTCTGCGGAATCTGCTGGTATTTTCAGTCTTGTATCTGGTTGGCCGGATTTTTTATCTCTACCTACAATTTTATTTAGTTCCTGAAGAGCGTATGCTGATTCACTGTCTGTACCGTTTACTAGGTTATTTATTAGGTTAGGAGGTAAACCTATTCCAGATTGTTCAGCTAGTTCACATAATTCTAAAGCTGTATCTATTTTTTCACTTATATTAGCAGCTCTTTTGAGTAGAGTTTCTAAATTTCCAGCCTGTGTTAGTCCAATCTCTATTGATGTAGCCGTACTCCTAAGTTGTATACCTAATTCTTTAACTAAATTTAACACGTCAGCGATTTTACCACCTGGAAAAAACGGGGGGAATGGAATAAATTTTATAGCTCCTACAAGTGCCAATATAGCTCTAGAGGTTGATTTTAACGGGGGTGGGATTTTTCTGAACCTATTTAACCTATCTGATACATTTACTGATGTTTCTTTTATGTTATTAAGCTTTGTGTTAAGTAGTGCTTTTTGTTGATTATTAGGACATCCTTGCCTGAAGGAATTTCCTAGAGTATTAACATTTGAGGAAACATCGCTTTCGAACGTACCTCTTAAACTACCAATTAATTTACTAATTGAGGGACCTAAAGTATTTTCAGGAATATTTAGGTACGGCATTTTACTCTACTTTAACTTTTTTAGATTTAAGACTTTCTAATTTTGAGGTAAGAGCACTTACTTCCTTTAGTATAAAGGGCCCTAAGCCAGCAACAGCGGAAGTTGTAGATACAGGATCTTTAGCTAGATTGAAATTGTTAGCTATAGTCTGTAATAAACTTAATAACTTTTTTAAAAATTCTTCATTACTATCTCCTAAAACTGCTGGTTGTTCAGCTTTAGCTCCTATGAATATCTCTGGAGCGTCAGACGAAATATATTCCAATGCGTCTACATTCACTGCATTACTGCCCAGAGTAATATAGTTTTTTGAATTTAACAGTAGACTATCAGTTTTAGAGTGTAGAACTATTCTACCGCTATCTACCACTACCTGATTACCTTTAAAAATATTTATATCCTCTGGTTTATCGCCTTTAAAGGAGTCCTGCTTAGTAACCGACGGAGTGATAGGAACTACGTGCTCTGAGGTTAGGTATATTGAAGAGGGATCTTTATCTATATTCTCAATATATTTTTCTAACTTGTTAAAGTCTTTGTCTTGTCCAACTTTAAGTATAGCAAAAGGTTTCCCGTTATTGGAATCATCAGTAAAGCTGTTTAAAGGATGTTTATATCCTGAAAATCTTAATGACTGACCTAACCTCCCTTCTAATAGTACGTCTCCTCCGAATGGATGTAAACCAGTAATATTTTCTTTTTCTATTAGATTATCACCTAAAACTACTTCAGTATTTGAGCTTTTAGGATCAGGAAGTATATTGTGGTGTGGATTATTCCAGATGTTGATAGGATCTGTATAGTAGTTAACGAAAGGATAGTCTCCTTCTCCAGTAGATCTTTTAGGTCTAGAATACACCATTACTATTTCTCCAGGAAACGGGACTTTAGTGACTGCAGTAGAGTCGTAATACGCAAATGGTAGGGTGTCTAGTTCATCTTCTTGAGTAGAGTCAAAAATATTTTTATAAAATATTCCGTTGATACTTTCAAGTTCACCGTACTTCTTATAGTATTTTTCGCCAGGTTCTTCCTTACTTAGGATAACCTCTACAACCCTGCCGTACTTAACTCCTTCCACTTTTGGTGTAGAGGTTAAGCCCTTCCCTAGTACATCAGTTAATGCTCCTAAACTAGGATTATAAGCCATCCTGTTCCTCTTCTTCGTCCATATCTTTTTGAACGGATTCTATTTTCTCTTCTATTACATCATTATCTTCTAAAAGAGCTTGTAGTTCTTCGGTATCGAACCAATCGCTATCGCTGCCAGAGCCTTTCTGTAGAGATGTTTCTAGTCGTTGGACAATAGTGGCTATCTTAACTAGTTGTTCATCGTTTTTAACTCCTATCTCTAAGTACTCTTTTATCATAGGAACAACAAGAGTGGCGTCCCCAACATCTTCTATGAGAGGTTTTAGTTCTGAGATTAGTGTGGAAATCTGTTTATCTTTCTTACGAGAGTTATCGTAGATCTCAGAAAAGAGATCTGAGAGAGATTTTCCTTTAAATACTTCGGTTTCGAATCCCATGGTTTTTACTTATAAATATAATAGGGATATATATTTTATCTATAGAGTAGGCCTGTATTGTCTTTCTCTTCGTACAGTTCGTAGAATCTTTCTTTAAGAGTTTTTATTACACGAGTAAGGTGAGGAGTTTTACAGTCAGTCATTTCCCTAATGTATATGTATAAGGCTTTCTTTTTAAATATCTCCAAGTCTCTACGGGTAGAAAAAATGGTAAGTATAGCGTCTGCTATTTGTTTATCTTGATCTTTATAAAAATGTTCATCTAATTCCTCATACATCGTGTTAATAAAAAGGTCGAAGAATTCAGATAGGGAGAGAGCGTCTTTATGAATTATTTCATCTGGTGATTCTATACCCTGTTCGTACTCTTCAAATGTACCTTTTCTTTTTAGTTTCTTATAGTTCTTATTGTTGTAGTTGATTAACCACCTTTTTACAATAGTCCCAAAATACGAATAAGACTTAGCACCGATAGAAGGATCGAATTTATGAATCTTTTCCTCTATCATTAAAGCTATAATTTTATGTTTTAAATCTTCAACGTCATCAACATCAGTGTAATAGAACTTAAATGTATGTATAATGTTTTCGGCTAGCTTATAAAAAGGATAGTGAAGATGTCTTTCAAATATCTTAGCTTTTTCGTTTCTGTCATCTGTACTATTGTAAGCTACTATATAATTATCAACTTCTGGTGGCCAGTATTGATTATTTTTCTTTTTTCTCGGCATTGTCTACTTCCTGCGCATATCGGTTAAGATTTTCTTGTATAACCTTAATTGCGTCAAAGAAAGTACCTACTTCATCATCTGCTTGAAAGATCCCTTTAGCATCTATCATATCAATGTGATTTTTACCCTCTGTTATAGTAGTCGAGATATCCTGTAAATATCCTGTCTGTATTTCTAATACATCTGCATATTCTTGTATTGCATCTTCATAAGCCTCTATTTTTCTAAGTAGATTATAGATTGCATAAGAACATACACATAAACAAATAAATAGTAAACCTGCTATAAATTCTAACATACCCTATAGATTTTTAACTATGTTTGTTAACCCTTTAGAACCTTTCAAGGTTTTTGGCCCTTTTTTTGTCTTTTTAACTTTAACTTCTGTTTGGGTATCTTGATTTCTATACCAATGATCATACTCCACTTTAGAAGCTAAATAATCTGCTTGGTGGAGAATATTAACAATATTAGTTCTAAACTTAGAGTCTGAATTGTATCCTATAAAGTAAGCCTTATTAGCATCATCATAAACTCCGTCGTGAAGTCTAATGGCTAGGTACTCGTTATGAGTTAACTGTATACCAAACTTCTGTAGTACGTAGAGAGATCTATCCTGTATAAGCATGAAAGGAAGTTCCTTGTTAGCCGTATACTGTTCATTAAGATTCTTCTGTCTCCATTGATCTGTTTGACGAATATAACCTTCTACTTCTCCATCTCCTATTTTACCTAAATCGTGAAACAGAGCAGAAAAGACTAACTCCTCTTCAGTAAAGTTAATATCAGCTCCCATCTTCATCCACAAATCTCTTGTCATAAGAGCGCTTTGAACTACTCTATTTACGTGATCTACATAACCACCAGGAAAGGCATTATGAAAATGCGATTTACCAGAAGCAGGAGCAAGTACCATCTTATCCTCAAGAGAACTTAACATAGTAAGTACTTGATCTTTCCTTTCTCCTGCTACAAACTTTTCAACTATAGCAAGATGCCTTTCCCAATTCTTTTGTATTTGCTCTGCCTCCATTAGTCTTGAGTTTCTCTATTAAGTAAGGTTTGAATATCTGCTGTATCGTCTAGGATTTTCTCAATCATTTTATAAGCATCATCGTACTCGTTCCTATGAATATAATATCCGATTCTCTTTACCTTAGCTTCTACTCTATCTAACTTATTTTGAATTGCTTCTTTAGTTTTCATATATATTTACTATATTATATTATATTATTTATTAAGTATATTATATTATTATTATATATTAAAATACTAGTACCTAATAACTCTTTAAGAAAAATACGAAATTATAGAACTAAAGGCAACTATTGTAGGAAAAAATAATAAATTAACAATCCATGCACCAAGCCTTTTACCCAAGCTAACCAAACAGCTGGACGAGGATTTTCATCCACCCATTGCCATTTTCGTGTTACGTAGTTCTTAAGCCAATTCATATTCTGGGTAGTATAATCCCTTTACAACATCTAAAACCTTCTTTAATATAGCACATTTTTCATACTCTTCCAACTCAATAAAGTGATTCAAGTACTCATTAAGTGCATTTTCTACAGTTCCGTAACCTAAATCTCCTACAGTATCGTAAAAAGGTTCTATCTTATTTAAACTAATTCTAGATAAGTACTTAAACATTTTATTAAAATACTTTAACCTGACTTTATAACGAACGGTTTTATACTGTTGAGGAAATTTGTTAATATATAACTCATCCAATCTCCAATAATTCTCCAATCCCCTAACTACTGTGTTAAGGAGAACGGTATCATCTTCCATTAAGTACCTGAAGCCAGCTTCCTCGTAAAGCTGTTCATCTCCCTGATCAAAGACTTCAAAAACGTTATTGAGATTCATCTCTTTCATGTAAATAAATATGCGAAATATTTTACTAAAATAAAAGTTGAACTTTTGACTTTTAATTACTATACTACGAGTAAACGCAAAACTAAACAAACAGGTTATGAACAAACTAGACATTATTACAAAACAGGAAGCGGAAAAAAGAGGTTTATATACCTTAGATGAAGATCCTTTATCTAAAGATGTGTCTGATGCAAGATATTTTTCTTTAACTCCTCATCCAGATCCCAAATTACGTGAGCAAGGATGGGAAGCAGTAACATACTACGTAGATAGAGAGCAGAATAAGAACGTATTTGAACCAGGCAGGGGATCAGAATGGGTATATGTACTCTCAAATCCGTCTTATGAAGGTATGCTTAAGATAGGATATACAAAAAACGCACCAGAGTTACGTAGTGAACAGCTCTATAAAGGTACAGGAGTACCTACTCCGTTCAAGCTAGAGTTCGCCAAACAGTGTCTCAATGGAGAGATGCTTGAGAGACTAACGCACAAGTACTTAAAGAGTGATAGAGTGAATAACGAAAGAGAGTTTTTCTATACTAATTTAGAAGAAGTAATTAAAGTAATTAACAAACTACATTCAGACTTAGAACATAACGATTGGATTATATGAAAGAACATTATTCACCGAGTGAATTTAAACAAAATACATGGGAATATGACGATAGTAGAGAAGAAGACATTCACCACACCCCCATGGATGAAGCCTACAACACTTATTATCGAACTTATACTTGGGATCTAGATGAACCGCTACCAAGAAAGGCCTTCGAGAAAAGGTTAAAGGAGGATAAGGAGTTTGCAAAAGTGTGGGGGCCGAGAGATGTTTAACACCAAGCCACGCGCCGCCGCGCCTTTTCGCGCAGATTTTAACCAATCTAACACCCCAAACCTATGAAAATAACAGTAGAATATAACCTCCCAGAAGACCAATCCGAATACCGGATGGCTTACGACGGCTCTAAAACCTTTAGTACACTATGGGAGATGGATAAATGGTTGAGGACACAGGTAAAATACGCTCCGGACGATACACCGGCAGAAGCCTACAACGCTTACAAACAATGCAGGGAGAAGTTACACGAACTTCTATTAGATAACAATGTAGATTTATATACCGAATGAGTTTTAAAAATACCTTCATACCCGCCCGTTCCCCGGGTACATACACCTTTTTACTACAACACAACTTAACTTAGAGAAAACTAATATATCAAAGTAATATGGCAAAAAACAGTACAGGTACGTCCGTAAGATTCAACTCAAGAAAGAAGCGCCCGGGAATAGTATCTAAGAATAAAGCATCAAAGAATCCAAATTCAAAAAATTATCTCAAAAGATATAGAGGTCAAGGCCGATGACAGAGAAACATCCGTTGATGGAATTAGATGAGTATAATAAGATAGCCTCAGATCATTATGGTGAGTATAAGGGTAAGTATAATGGTATCAGATGCCCGGAATGCGGTCATGAATTGATTGATCCTGAGCCTTCTATGAAGTTACTGGTATATCCGCCACGTACAAGGGTGGAATGTCTGGAGTGTACTTTTAAGAGTACAAGGGTGTTATAAGAGGGGTACTGGAAGACTATGGTTAAGTATTAATATGGCCGACGATAACGTTATAACATCCTCTCTTACCCCTCAAGACTTACAAACCCTTGATGAATATCCGGAAGAACTGTACGAATGGGAGGAATTTATGAAGTACTTTCCTATTATGCAAGGAAATTATACCATGCACCCTATTTTTTGGAAGCTATACCACTACCAAATACAAAAACAAACCGAACATAATTAGTGTTATGACTAAAAGACATTGATTGGTAT